GTACTATATAGTACTACACTTAAACGGTCTCCTATATAGGGCAAAGACAAGAACATGACAAAACCAACAGGTAATAAAGTAGGTCGTACCTCAAAGAGGGAACTTAAGGCCATAACTGAGAATCGTAGTGTCGGAAGACCTAAGGGTGATGCAGCTATTATCAATGAGTATAAACTTAGGATGCTTAACTCACCTAAGAGTGCTAAGGTTCTAGAAGCTATTTATGATGCTGCCCTTAACGATGAACATAAGAATCAAGCTGCAGCATGGAAGTTGATTGTCGATAGGATTGTTCCTGTCAGTGTCTTTGAGGCACAGAAGTCTGGAAGTGGTAATATGCCTCAGATAAGTATCAATATATCTGGTCTTAACACTCCAACAGTGAGCACATCTGATGATGTAATAGACGTATGACACAATTAAACTTCCAACTGCTTAAATGGCAGCAAAGTGTCTTTAAAGATACTACAAGGTTTAAAGTAGTTGCAGCAGGTAGACGTTGTGGTAAGTCCAGACTCTCAGCTGTATCGCTACTGATTGAAGCATTGAATTGTCCAGATGGTTCAGCTGTGATGTACATAGCACCTACTCTGGGACAAGCTAGAACGATTATGTGGGATCTACTGCATGAGCTAGGTAGACCTGTAATTAAGTCCAGCCACGTGAATAACTTAGAGATTACACTTATCAATGGTAAGAAGATCTTAGTTAGAGGAGCTGATAATCCCGATTCTCTGCGGGGTGTTTCCTTAATTTACGTAGTTCTAGATGAGTGTGCCTTCGTTAAAGAGGATGTATGGCAGAAGATCATCCGAGCTTCACTGTCAGATAAGAAGGGTAGAGCTTTATTCATCTCCACTCCATCAGGCCGTAACTGGTTCTACGATGTCTTCAACTTAGGCCAAGAGGAACAAGATGAGGAGTGGAAGAGCTGGCACTTCACAACGCAGGACAATGAGACCATTGATCCTAAGGAGATTGAGGCTGCAAAGCGTACACTGAGTTCCTTTGCATTCAAGCAGGAATATCTGTCTAGCTTCGATACCTCAGGTGCTGATGTCTTCAAAGAGGAATGGTTCAAGACTACTGAGGAACCTAAGAGTGGTAGCTACATTGTAGCGATTGACTTAGCTGGTTTTGAAGAGGTAGGTAAGAATGCAGGGGCATCTAAGAAGAGACTAGACGAGACAGCTATTGCAGTTGTTAAGTTAAAAGATAATGGTGATTGGTGGGTAGATAAGATTCAACATGGTAGGTGGGACATCAGAGAGACTGCTGTTAACATCTTAAAGATCATTAGAGACTATCAACCAACTGCCGTAGGAATTGAGAGAGGTGCATTGAAGAATGCAGTTCTACCGTACTTGAATGACTTGATGAGAAAGAATAACATCTACGCTCACATTCAAGACTTAACTCACGGTAACAAGAAGAAGACTGACAGGGTTGTCTGGAGCTTACAAGGTCGGATGGAACATGGAAGGGTTTCCTTCAATGAGGATGAAGACTGGAGTGAGTTTAGGGATCAATTAATTATGTTCCCCACAGCTGGTGTACACGATGACTTGGTAGATGCTCTAAGTTACATTGATCAGTTAGCAATAGCTTCCTACAACGCTGACTACGAAGAGGAAGAGTGGGAAGTTTACGATAAGATTGCTGGCTACTAGCCGAAGAGGATACTGATATGACTATTAAACGAGGTAGTGAAGAGTTTCAAGGGTTTAATAAACCTAAACGTACACCCGGACATCCAACTAAGAGTCATGCTGTTTTAGCTAAAGAAGGTGAAGATGTTAAGTTGATTAGATTTGGGCAGCAAGGCGTACAAGGCAGTCCAGATGGATCAACTCGTAACGAAGCCTTTAAAGCTAGACATGCTAAGAATATTGCCAAAGGTAAGATGTCAGCAGCCTACTGGTCAAACAAAGTAAAGTGGTAAATAAACATGCAATGCCCTATTGAGACACAAGACGTTAAAGAGAACCTTAAGAGGCGTGATTGGGCTTTTAAGAACGTAGGCTATGGCCCAGCTAATCCTGAACTTTCCAATGGAGCTTTCTGGAACGATAAGGCTAATGAGTGGCAGACAAGTCTCTCACAAGCTAAGTCCATGCGCTGCGGTAACTGCTCAGCCTTTATTCAAACGCCTGAGATGATGGAGTGTATCCGTTCAGGTATTGATAAAGAGACTGATAGCTTCGCTCAGGATGTCGTAGATTCAGCTAAGCTGGGTTTCTGTGAGTTATTTGACTTCAAGTGTGCTGCAGATAGAACTTGCAGTGCTTGGTTAGTAGGCGGCCCAATTACATCTAGCAATGTCGAGATTGATGATGATGCTTTAGATGATTCAACAAAGGATATGTAATTATGGATGAAATCAGCAAGGATAGTCCTTTCGAGGAACCTACGGAGTCTGAGAAGGAACTTACCTCTTGGATTGTAGACCATACTGAACGTTGGCGTGATCATCGTGATGCTAACTATATGGAACTATGGGAAGAGTACGAGCGTATCTTCCGTGGTCAGTGGTCTGCTGAAGATAAGCAGCGTGACTCAGAGCGTTCACGTATTATCTCTCCAGCTTCTCAGCAAGCTGTGGAGACTCGCCATGCTGAGATCATGGAAGCTATCTTTGGTCAGGGAGAATTCTTTGACATTCAAGATGACGTTAAAGATGTAGATGGCAATCCTTTCGATGTTGAACAAATTAAGATTCAACTACACGAAGACTTCAAACGGGATAAGATTAAGAAATCCATTGACCAGATCGAGCTGATGGCTGAGATCTACGGTACAGGTATTGGTGAGATTATCATCAAGACTGAGAAGGAATACACTCCTTCCACTCAAGTTATTCCCGGTATTTCAGGTGCAGCCGCTATTGGTGTTCAAGAGAAAGACCGTGTTGCAGTTAAGATCAAACCAGTTAATCCTAAGAACTTCTTGATTGATCCCAATGCTGACTCCATTGACGATGCCTTGGGTGTTGCCATTGAGAAGTACGTATCCATCCACAAAGTTGTTGAAGGTATTGAAAAAAGTATCTATAAGAAGGTTGATATTACACCTGAGTATGATGATACCAAACTTGAAGCTACTCAAGACATCCGTAACTTTGAAGATGACAAGGTTAAACTGTTAACATACTACGGTTTAGTTCCTCGTGAGTACTTGGAAGGCATGGAAGAGGTTGACGGTGAGATTACAGACCTGTTCCCAGATGATTCCGTAGCTGATGAGCACTCAGATCTCGTAGAAGCTATCATTGTTATTGCCAATGATTCAGTTCTTTTGAAGGCTGAGGCAAGTCCTTACATGATGAAGGATCGTCCAGTTATTGCCTATCAAGATGATACAGTCCCCGGACGCTTCTGGGGTCGCGGTACGATGGAGAAAGCCTACAATATGCAGAAAGCTATTGATGGTCAACTTCGTGCTCACATGGATTCTTTGGCACTGACCACAGCTCCTATGATCGCTATGGACGCTACAAGGCTTCCACGTGGTGCTAAGTTTGAGATTAAGCCCGGTAAGGCCATCTTGACTAACGGCTCTCCCTCCGAGATCTTGTATCCCTTTAAGTTCGGTCAGACTGATGGTAACTCAGCAGCTGCAGCGCAGAACTTTGAGCGTATGCTTTTACAGGCTACAGGCACAGTTGATAGCGCAGGTATGCCATCTAACGTACCTCGTGACGCTGGCGCTGGTGGAATGTCTATGGCTATGGCAGGTATCATCAAGAAGTACAAACGTACCTTGAGTAACTTCCAAGAAGACTTCATGATCCCGTTCATTAACAAGGCTGCCTTCCGTTATATGCAGTTTGACAGTGAGCGTTACCCTTCAGTTGACATGACTTTCATTCCAACAGCTACTTTGGGTATCTTGGCACGTGAGTTTGAGCAGCAACAGATGATTGGTCTTTTGCAGACACTTGGCCCTAACACACCAGTACTGCCTTTGATCTTGAAAGGTATTCTGCAAAACAGCTCATTGTCTAACCGTGGTGAGTTGATGAAGGCTTTGGATGAGATGTCACAGCCTAACCCACAAGCTCAAGAGGCTCAACAGTCTCAGCAGATGGCTCAGATGCAGTTGGCACAGGCTCAAGTGGCAGATTTACAGTCTAAAGCTCAGAAACAACAAGCTGAAGCTCAGAAAACTATGGTTGAAACTCAGATGATTCCTGAAGAACACCGTGTTAAGGTCGTTCAGGCAGCTGCAACTAACCTAGACAATGGTGATGACTTCGGTAAACGCTTGAAAATGGCTGACATGATGCTCAAAGAGAAGAGTGTTAACCTAAAAGCTGCAGATATTGCCTCAAATGAGCGTATTGCTACACTTCAAATGATGAGTAAGCAACAAAAAGCTCAATAAATTAATAAAAGACTTGACAAAGTGTTGTTTTTATGATACAATAATACTTATGTAAGTTAATGAATGAAAGGTTCTCCTTAAATGGACAAAGAACTACAAAAATATTATGAAGAAACCTTTAATACCATGAGTACTGAAGGTTGGAAGTACCTCATAGAGGACTTTGAAGAGATTAAGGCTAGTTTAAACGACTTATCCACTGTCACGGACACACAATCTTTATATTTCCGTAAAGGACAGCTAGATATTCTTGAATTAGTTTTAGGGCGTAAAGCTGTGTGTGAGAAGGTATATGAGGATCTACAGAATGGCTAACAGACTGTATGACTTCTTATGTGCTAACGATCACATAACTGAATCGCTAGTTGATAGTGATCATACCACAGCTAAATGTAAGGTATGTAGTAAGGACGCTATCAGGGTTGTATCTTCCCCTAGGATAAAGCTGGATGGTTGCTCAGGCCATTTCCCTTCAGCTTCCGACAGGTGGGTACAAGTACGGGCTGAAAAGCTCAGACAAGAAAAGAAACAGAACGCATCCCACGTGGGTGACTAACTCTGAATTCATTTATAACACTCCTAAAACCCATATAGGGCAGGACGAAAGGTAGGTATGGCTCTCATTGACCAAGAAGAATTGGGACAAAGCGAATTTGACGCAGTAGAAGAACAACAGGCAGCTCGTAATACAGCCCCTGTAAATAACACCCAACAAGAAGTCTCTAAAGTTCCCGAAAAGTATCGGGGTAAAAGCTTAGAAGACATCGTGACAATGCACCAAGAGGCTGAAAAGCTCATTGGAAGGCAAGCACAGGAAGTAGGTGAAGTTCGAAGACTAGCAGATGAGCTATTGAAACAGCAACTCTCTCAGAAACAAGCACAGCCTCCACAAGTAGAGAATGAGGTAGACTTTTTTGAAGATCCTCAGTCAGCGATTCGTAAGGCAGTTACAAATCATCCTGACGTATTAGCCGCTAAGCAAGCCTCACAACAGTTAAGGCAAATTCAGACACAAGCAATGCTCAATAAGAAGCATCCTGACTTTGCAGATGTTGTACGTGATGGTGAGTTTATTGAATGGGTTAAAGCCTCTCCCATGAGACTTAATATCTATGCAATGGCTGATGCTAATTATGATTTCAATGCAGCTGATGAATTGATTTCAACATTTAAACAGATCCGTACATCTAAGACACAACAGACAACTGATGCCGGAAATGCTGTACGCAAGCAAAACTTGTCAGCAGCAGCTGTAGATGTTGGAGGAACTGGTGAATCATCTAAGAAAGTATATCGTCGTGCCGACCTTATCCGGCTACGTATGACAGACCCTAATCGCTATGAAGCTCTTGAACCTGAAATTCGAGCAGCCTATGCGGAAGGGCGAGTAAAATAACTTTTTAAATTAAACAAATAAATTCTTAGGAGAATTAAAAATGCCTTTAGGTACAGCTCACGTAACCACCACTACTGGTGCAACATTTATTCCAGAAATCTGGAGTGATGAAATTGTAGCAACATACAAGAAGAACTTGGTGTTGGCTAACTTGGTTAAGAAAATGTCTTTCAAGGGTAAGAAAGGTGACACCGTTCACATTCCAGCCCCTACCCGTGGCTCCGCTTCCGCTAAAGCAGCTTCAACTCAGGTAACACTGATTGCAGCTACTGAGTCTGAAGTTGTAGTCTCGATTGATCAGCACTATGAATATAGCCGCTTGATCGAAGATATTGTCGAAGCTCAAGCTCTGTCTTCACTGCGTAACTTCTACACTGAAGATGCTGGCTATGCTCTGGCTCGTCAAGTGGACACCTCTTTGATCCAAGTTGGTCGCGGTGTTCAAGGCGGTGGCGGTACAGCCGCTTACTCTGGTGCTTTCTCCGGTGCTGACGGTACTACAGCTTATGTTGCTGGTGCTAACACTGGTTTGGGCGCTCTGACTGATGCAGCGATTCGTCGTAGCATTCAGCGTTTGGATGACAACGACATTCCTATGGACGGTCGCTTCTTGGTCATTCCTCCATCAAGCCGTAACACTTTGATGGGCTTGGCTCGTTACACTGAACAAGCCTTCGTTGGTGAGTCCGGTGGCAACAACACCATCCGTAACGGTGAAATTGGTAACTTGTACGGTACTCCCGTGTTCGTTACTTCTAACGCTGATACCACTTCTGGTACTACAGCTTGCCGTATTGCTTTGATGGGTCATAAAGACTTCGCAGTCTTCGTGGAACAGCAAGGTGTTCGTGCACAGACTCAGTACAAACAAGAGTACCTCGGTACATTGTTCACTGCTGACACTTTGTATGGCGTGAAAGAGTTGCGTGACAACGCAGCCGTTGCTTTGGCAGTTCCAGCCTAAGCTTAGAAGGGTTCCCACTCACGAGGTGGGAGCCTTTTTCATACGCTATTAATAGATAGCTTATAAGAAAGGTATATACCATGAAATTTAAATGTAAAGCAACTAACCTTATTTATAACTTTGAGTTTGAAGCTGATATTGCTTCTATGCTGAAGCACCCAGATTATGAAGAAGTTCCAGATAAAGAAGTTGTAGGTAAATCTGAAGAAGTACCGACAGAAACAACTAAACCAGTTAAGACACCTAGCAAGAAACCCAAGGTAACACAAGATGAAGCCAATATCAACGGGTAATGTTCTTACAGCAGCGACTAAGACTACTGTTTTTACAGTTCCTACAGGCTACTATGCCAAATGGGTTCTTTGTTATGTCGTTAATACGACAGGAAATAATAAAGCTATTGATGCTTTGTGGTATGACTCCAGTGCAGGACTTGAAGTACATATTTTAGATAACTATGTATTAAGCCCTACTCAGTTTATTAAATTCAATGATGGTGCTTATGTAGTTCTTGAGGAAGGTGATCAAGTTCGCTTGGAGTCTGAAGCTGGATCTACAATGAATACTGTAAATACATTTGAATTACACAGAAAAGGCGAATAATCATGGAAGTAGCGACAAGCAGTGTAGAAGAAACAAAGCAGATGGTTAGAGAAGCAATGGCTGAAGACAATGTAAGCCCTTCCACTCTAATCAGTCTTGGTAAAATGGCTGAAGATGTTTTAAAAGATAAGTCACTTTATCCTCAGTTCTTACAGGCAGTTGTTGATAGCGATTTAGCTGATGCAGAAGACATGGATGAAAACATGGATTATCAGTTTATTGGTGCTATGGCTGCTCTCGGTGAGATGGCAAAACAAATGGTTGCTTCTGGTGAATTGAAGGCATAATATGGGATGGAAAAAGTTTAAAAAGTTCCTGAAGAAGGTTGTTAAGCCAGTTGCAGCTATTGCAGCTATTGCCTACCCACCTTTAATTCCTATGATTGGCGGTGCTCTTGGTGCTACAGGTGCAGCCGCCTCTGTAGTGGGCGCTGCAGCTCTTAGTTCAGGGGCAAGTTTAGCCTCTGGAGACTCACTAAAGACAGCACTGACAACTGGTGCTATTTCTGGCTTAACTGCAGGTGCTGTGAATGCAGCATCGGATAGTGGCTTGTTTGGTGGTGGCGCTACTGGAGGCAGTGTAGCTACTCCTGATGCCTCGGCAGCTGTAACAAGCGCACCTACGCCTACACCTACAGATATTGGTGCTAACTACTCATTGAGTCCTACACCTACACCTTCTGTAACTGATATGGGGGGCGCTGCTGGACTACAGCCGGGGACATCTGCTAACTTGTCTTCAATGGGTGGTGGTCAGGGTTTAACAATTAATCCGGGAGCTGCTTCAACATCTGTAGCTGATGCTGTATCTAATTTTGGAGGCATGAACCCTTCAGGATTGGCAAGCATGGGCGGTGCTCAAGGATTGACACTTCAGACACCAACAGGCGTAGTTACCGAGACAGGTTTGTTATCAACAGGTGGTCTGACTGGAAATAATTCAGTAGTAGGTCAAACAGGTGTTAATACAGCTACAAACATCGGTTCTAATATTGGAACTGACTTGGCTAAGATTGATACAGGAATCACACAACCTAAAACACCTGCAGATGTTCCAAGTACTCCAGCCTCTCCTGCAGCCAGTGCTAATCCTTTAAGTAACTTAACACCTGAGCAACTTTCTAATTTGTTGAATGCTGGTGTTGGTTTATTTGGTGCTGTGGGTGCTTCCAAGCTAATGAGCAGTGGAAGTACTACAATGGCTCCACGAGCTATACCTACACAGGGTATCCCAATTAATAGTGAAGATTACTTCAAAGCTATTCAACAGAACTACAATACAATTCTTCCGTCTATGCCTAAAGATGTTTCAACACCGTTAGCGCAGTGGTATAACTCTTCATACGGAACTCCATAATGTCAATTTATCGTGGCCCCGGTGGTGCTGGAGATGCCACTAATGATGCTAATAGTCAAGCTGCGTTAGCTATACAGAAAGCTAATGAAGCTGCTGCGTCAGCTACTAATGCTGCGGGATCTGCTACGTCTGCAAGTACATCGGCTACTAACGCTGCAGCCTCAGCCTCAACAGCTTCAACAGCTGCTACGTCTGCTGCATCTTCAGCGAGTACAGCAACTACCAAAGCCTCTGAAGCTGCTACCTCAGCTACTGCAGCTGCTGTATCTGCAAGCACAACCACTACTAAGGCTAGTGAGGCATCTACATCTGCTGCGGCAGCCTCTACATCGGCAACCAATGCAGCCTCGTCAGCCAGTAGTGCATCCACCAGTGCTTCAACTGCTACAACTAAAGCTTCCGAGGCAAGCACCTCGGCTACCAACGCAGCCTCTAGTGCCTCCAGTGCAAGTACTTCAGCTACCAATGCAGCTACTTCGGAGACTAACGCAGCTAGTTCAGCTACTGCAGCGGCTACAAGTGCTACCTCTGCAAGTGGCTCAGCTACTACGGCAACTACTAAGGCTTCTGAGGCTGCTACGTCAGCTACCAATGCAGCTTCAAGTGCCACATCAGCTACAGCTTCATCGTCTACAGCTACCACGAAAGCCTCTGAAGCAGCTACGTCAGCCACAGCAGCTGCAGCATCAGCAACAAGTGCCTCTACATCTGCCAGTGCAGCATCAGCGTCAGCTACGTCAGCCTCTACAAGTGCTTCAACAGCTACTACGAAGGCTTCTGAAGCATCTACATCGGCATCATCTGCAAGTACGTCAGCTACGAATGCTGCATCGTCTGCCAGTGCTGCCAGTACTTCAGCAACTAATGCAGCTGCCTCAGCCACTACAGCTTCAACACAGGCTACCAATGCTGCCAGTTCAGCTTCAGCAGCTAGTACCTCAGCAACCAATGCAGCTTCATCGGCTTCAGCAGCTTCAACGTCAGCTACATCGGCATCTACGAGTGCATCATCAGCCTCTACAAGTGCCTCCACAGCTACAACACAAGCTAGTAACGCTTCTTCAAGTGCCAGTGCAGCGGCTACTTCAGCTACTAATGCGGCAAGCTCAGCTACTTCAGCAGCCTCTAGTGCTACAGCAGCAGCATCTAGTGCCACTGCAGCGGCAGCATCAGCTTCTTCTCTTCTAAACGGAACTATTAACGGTGGGACTTACTAATGCCTTCAACTATTATCACAAAAAACAGTAGCACAGCTTCTTCTGTGCCTTCAGCTGCTTCGCTCACACAAGGTGAGTTAGCTGTTAACGTAACTGACAAACGACTCTATACCAAGGACTCTGGAGGTACTGTCGTTGAGGTTGGGTCTAATCCTTCTACGTTGGTACTGCCCAGTGGTAGCGCAAATGGTGTTACTTATTTAAACGGCTCTAAAGTTGTTACAAGTGGCTCTGCGCTATGGTTTGATGGCACTAACTTTGGTGTTGGTACTGGTGGCAATACATTAAACCAACAATCAGTTGTTTATAAAGCAGGTGCAAATGCTATATACCAGCAAGTTGCCAATGGTTCTACTGGACTTGGCGCAACAAATGGAATTCGTGTTGGTTTGACATCTGCGGGTGTTGGCGAATGGTACTCACCTACAGCAGCTATTTCGTATATTGATAACACAGAACAAATGCGCCTAACCTCTACAGGTCTAGGTATTGGTACAAGTTCACCTTCTACGAAAGTGGAGGCCGCTGGAAATATCAAAGTTAGTTATGCGGCATCTGGTGCTAATGCAAGTCTTATTAGCAACAATACGTCTTCAACTGCTGGTTCAATGTCGCAAATTATTGCCACTAATGATGCGTCTCGGTCGTTGCGTATCCAATATTCTTCAAGTGGCGGGGCTGGTGGTTCTGCGCTATCTGGAGGATTTAGCGGTGAAGTCGCTCAGATTTTCACAGATAACGCTTATCCGCTCTCAATTGGCACAAGCGGCGTTTCGTGGCTGAATCTAAGTACCACAGGCAACCTTGGATTAGGAGTTACTCCTAGTGCGTCTTGGGCGGGTGGATATACCGCATTTCAGATGCAAAACGTTGGGCGTAGTCTTGCGGCAACTGGTTCTGGTTCTGGTGACCTTACCTTGGCGTTTAACGCTGTCTATGATAATACAGATGGTCGTTGGGAATACGCTTACACAGGCGATAAAGCAGGTAGGTATTCACAAACTGGCGCAGGTAATCACGTTTGGTATGTGACAAACACGACAGGCACAGCAGGAAACGCTATTACCTTTACTCAGGCAATGACTCTGGATGCTAGTGGGAATTTGGGTATTGGTACAACAAGCGCCTCTGGTCGACTAAACATTGATTCTGGCTCTACTGCATTAAACACTAACTTTAATTCAACCAATGCCAGCGGTGTTTATGTTCGGTATCAGAACAGCGGAACATCTATCGGGGACATAGGCGCTGGGGCGCAAGTTTTTTCGGGCGGCACGGCAGGTGATTTTGGTGTTACATCTCGCTCAGGCAATCTAGTATTTGGCACTAACAGCACAGAACGTGCTCGTATAGACTCATCTGGTAATTTATTGGTTGGTAAAACAAGTACAGGTTCTGCGGCAGGATTGACTTTATATGGTCAATCAACAATTTCTGGTTATGGAAGAATTGATTTTAATAAAACAGTTACAGGAACTGTTACAGGGTGTGAATATAGTTATAACGGAACTCCTGTTGGAACTATTACTTACTCTAATACCGCAACAGCCTATAACACTTCATCCGACTACCGCCTAAAAAACACCATTGCACCAATGACAGGTGCTTTGGCTAAAGTTGTTCAACTTAAACCAGTTACTTACAAGTGGAATGTTGACGGCTCTGATGGTGAAGGCTTTATTGCCCACGAACTTGCAGAGGTTTGCCCTCATGCAGTGACTGGTGAGAAGGATGCTGTGGACGCTGAAGGCAATCCTAAGTACCAAGGCATTGACACATCATTTTTGGTTGCAACGCTCACAGCCGCAATTCAAGAACTTAATACTAAGTTTGAAGCCTACAAAGCATCTCACCCCTAATCTTTAAAAGGAAAACATCATGTCAGTAACTTGGTCTATCACAAATCTTGATCGCAACACAGACGATGGTTTTGTAACCACCGCACATTGGACAGCTACCGCAGTAGATGG